CGATATCGTGTTCGGTAAGCTACCGTGCAAGTAACCGGAAACAATCGGTCCACCTAAACGGGACCTGTAGCACCTGTGGGGGATCATGAGTCTCATGGACGACCTGGCGGGCATCGAGTCCCGTCGCGGAACCTACCCCGGCCCTCAGTGCACCGTCGCCCGCATCATGGGCCAGCTCACCGAGGACGACCGCACCCACCTCACCCGCATCATCGACAACCCCGAAATCCCCGGCTCCGTCATCGCCGGAGCCCTCACCCGCAACGGCTACTCCGTCGCCGACAAGACCGTCCTACGCCACCGCAAGCGCGGCATGTCCTCCGGATGCCACTGCCCCCAGAGCTACGACATGCCGGAAGCCGCGTGAGCGGCCTCTCCCGCGACCTGGACGACCTCCTGCGGCTCAATCCCCGTCAGGCCGGACCGTCCAGCACGGGACACGCCCCCGCCTCCCCCGTGGGGCGGGAGTGGCAGCCCGGGGTGGCCTTCGCCGCCGACGGCGCCATGACCGTGGTCACCGCCCCCACCACGACCGGGCCCCAGGACCCCACAGCCTGGAAGGCAGCCGTCGAGGAACTGGGGCTCACCGTCCCCGAGGGCTGGTCCGTCCAGCTCGCCGAAGCCAAGTACGACCCTGCCGCCTGGCACCGGGACACCGAGGGCGAAGACGCCGTCACCCGGCCCGTATGGCGCCTGAAGTTCCGCGTCGCCCCGTCCTCCCTGGCAGGTTACGGAGCCGAGGACGTCGCGACGATGGTCCGGGACGCCATGCGCATCAAACGCACCGCACGCCCCCTCTCAGCCCCTTCACGGGGCCTGGTCATCGCCTACTCCGACCCCCAGACCGGCAAAGTCGACCGCCGGGGCGGCACCCCCGAGCTGATCGCCCGCATCGCCGAGAAGTTCGACCGTCTCCAGGACCACGTCCGTGATCTCAAGGCCGTCGGCCGTCCCGTCGGCAGCGCATTCTGGATGGACGCCGGAGACTGCATCGAAGGACAGCAGAACGTCGCCTCGCAGGTCGCCACCAATGACCTGACGATGACCGAGATGGTCCGGCTGCACCGCAGGCTCACCTTCGACGGACTCAAGCGGCTCGCCCGCGACTTCGACTCCGTCACCGCAGCGGTCGCCGCGTCCAACCACGCCCAGCACCGCATCAACGGCAAGACCGTGGGGCCGCCCTCCGACGACTGGGGCATCGAAACGATGCAGCAGGTAGCGGACGCCTTCTCCGTCAACGAAGAGGCCTTCGGGCACGTCAAGTTCATCCTGCCGCAGGAGTGGCAGGAGACCGTGAGCGTGGACGTCGCCGGAACGATCGTCGGCCTCTCCCACGGCCACCAGGTCCGCAGCCCGGGGAAAGTCGTGGACTGGTGGCGCGGGCAGGCGTTCGGGGAGCAGCCGGTGGCAGCGGCCCGCATCCTGCTGACCGGGCACTTCCACCACCTGCGGGTGGAAGAAGCGGGCGCCGGTAAGACGTGGATCCAGGCCCCCGCACTCGACAATGGTTCGACCTGGTACACGAACCGCACCGGTGACGACTCCCGGGCGGGCCTGCTGGTCTTTTCTGTGGGGCCGGACGGCTGGTCCGACCTCGAAATCCTCTGACAGGAGTACGCACCATGTCTGACGACTCCCACGAGACCGAGGGTGACGCGATCTCTGCGGTCGTCCTGTCCTCCGGAATGTTCACGGAGGAGGAGCCCGTCTCGCTCCGCTGGACTCCTACGTGCCTGCTCATCGACCTGCTCGAAACGGTCTCACTGTTCATCGGCGCTTTCGCGAAGTTCTTCCAGTCCCAGGCCAATTCACTGGCTGCCCGCGCCTCCCTCAAAGAGGAACTGCGGGACCGGGCCATCCGGCGGCGCCTGCACGAAAGGTCCCGCGCCCAGATGAGGCGCCACATGAAAGAAGACCTCGACCAATTACCCGAGGTCAAGGACTAGCCCCTCAGTTTCACTGCCCCGGCCGGACGACTCCCCAGCCGGGGCAGTGGTATTTCCGGCATCTGGATATTTCCGTACACTGATCACATAAGTGCGCTACTAGCTGGAGAAAGAGGGCGGGCGTGGCAGGGAATGCATGGGCGGATCGTCTCGCCACGCTCTACGAGTTACAGGCGAAAAAGGAGTCCCACCGAAATCCCGCGATGTGGGTCAAAGACGTCCTCGGTGAGGACATGTGGTCCATGCAGACGGAAATCTGTGAGAGCGTCCGGGACCACCGATTCACAGCCGTGCAAAGCTGTCACGCTGCGGGTAAGGCCGTATATACTGGAACTATGCTTCCCACCCCTACCGGCTGGCTTCGCATGGGCGACGCCAAGACCGGTGACATCGTGCTGGACGAATCCGGCAAACCCACCAAAATCACCGGGATATCTCCGCTCTGGACCCGGATGTTCTACCGGGTCACCTTCGATGACGGCACGTACGTAGACGCGTGTGACCGCCACGAGTGGAACGTCATCGACATCCACCACCGGCCGCGCAAGGTAGCCGACTGGCGCGACCACTGGGACGCCACAGTCACGGTAGAAACGCAGTACATGGCGGAGAACCTGCGGGCGAACGGTCAGTTGCGCTGGCGTATCCCACTCTCGGCGCCTCTCCAGCTGCCCGAAGCCGCCTTGCCTGTGGACCCGTACCTGCTCGGCATATGGCTTGGCGACGGCAGCACAAACGCGGGCCTGATAGGCGTAGGGAGGGACAAACTAGGCGTTCTCAAAGAGCTGGAAGCTCTGGGAGAAAACTTGACCGTTCGCCAGGACGGTGACCGGGATCTCTACCGCTTCACTCCGAACGGCCTTAAAGGCCGCCTCCGGGATCTAGGGGTGCTGGGGAACAAGCACATCCCCATGACCTACCTGCGGGCGTCCGAAGACCAGCGGAGGGCGCTCCTGGCCGGTCTGATGGATACTGACGGCTTCCTCGCAAAGGGGCCCGGAGACTCACGCGTCGGCATCGAACTGACCAATGAACAGTTGGCTAAGAGTGTCCGGGAGCTGCTGGTCAGTCTCGGTATCAAGGTCGGCTGGTCAGAGGGAGATGCCTTCTACACCCTGGACGGCGTACGGAAGACCACCGGTACCCGGTACCGGATGAACTTCCGGCCCCTGTCCAACCCGTTCCGAGTACGTGGCGAGGGATGGACCGACATCACCACGCAGCGGTCCCGGGTCACTCAGCGGACCGTCGTGTCGGTGGAGCCGATCGGGGAGCAGACCAGTTTCTGCATCGAGGTGGACTCGCCGCGTCACCTGTACCTGGCGGGGGAGGGCATGGTGCCCACTCACAACAGTCACCTTGCGTCCCGTTTGTCTGCTTGGTGGATCGCCACCACACCCCTGGAAGAGGTCTTCCTGGTCACCACGGCGCCCACAGCCCGGCAGGTGGCCTCCATCCTCTGGCGCTACATCCAGCGCGCCCACAACCTCGCCAAAGAGCGCGGCTACACCATCCCCGGGCAGATCCTGTCGTCCCCGATCCCGTCGTGGAAGATCAACGGTGAGCTGGTCGGTATCGGCCAGAAGCCGCCGGACAAGGAAGATTCCGCGTTCCAGGGTTTCCACGCCGAGAAGATCCTCGTCGTCATCGATGAGGCGTGCGGCGTCGACCGGTCCATCTGGGACGCCGTCGACTCCCTCGTGACCAACGAGTCGTCCCGCGTGCTGGCCATCGGGAACCCGACCGACCCGGGCTCCCACTTCCGCTCCGTGTGCTCCCCGGAGTCCCCGCTCGGCGAGAAGTGGAACAAGATCCGCATCGACGCTCTGCGCAGCCCGCTGATGACCGAAGAGGCCTGCTCCCGGTACCCGCGCCTGGTCGAGTACATGAAGTCGGAAGGGATCCCCTTCGCCACCGAAGAGGTCTCCCCGACGCTCCAGAAGACCCTGGTCGGCCCGACCTGGGTCTACGAGTCGATGGTCGGCTGGGGCGCCGACAGCAGCCTGTTCATGTCCAAGGTGCGGGCGATCTTCCCCGAGACGTCCTCTGAGGGTGTCATCCCGCTGGCCTGGGCCGAGGCTGCCATGGCCCGGTGGGAGCGGTGGCGTGACGGCACGTACATCATCGACCCGGACACCGAAGAGCCGGTCTGCCTGGTGGAGCCGAAGCAGCAGCAGGCCGGTGAGATCATCATCGGCGCGGACATCTCCGACGGCGGCGAGGACGAGACGGTCGCGGCCGTCCGTCAGGGCGATGTGGTGCGCGAGATCCTGGCGTTCCCCTCGAAGGATCCGCTGACCACGGCGGACGACCTCCAGGCGATCGCGGTCAAGCACGGGGCGCCGACGAACGCCAAGTACATCGTGGACGGCATCGGTGTGGGTTCCGGTGTCGTGGCCAAGCTGCGCCGGGATGCCCAGGACACGTACGCGTTCATCGCTGCGGCGAACTCCGGGCGCAAGGACACCACCAAGAAGATGACGTTCATCAACGACCGTGCTGCGGCCTGGTGGAACCTGCGTGAGCTGCTGAATCCGGCACGCAAGGGCGGTGCGGTGATCGCGTTCCCGAGGGACGAAAAACTGCTGGCGGAACTGTCGTGCCCCCGGTTCGATACGCAGCCCGGCACCCCGAAGTACAAGATCGAAAAGAAGGATGAGATCAAGAAGCGGCTGGGCCGGTCCACCGACCGCGCGGACGCTCTGATCCACGCCTTCTGGCTGCCCTCCGTCGTCCCGGATGCGGAGACCCTGAAGGACAGCGCCTGGAAGCAGCCGGAAGACCAGTACGTCGCCAATCCGAACGAGCAGGAGATCCCGGTCGTGGAGAAGTGGGACGTCGGCTCCGATATGGAAACAGCAGGCTGGTAAGCCGAAAAGCCCGAATGTTAGCATAAGCCCGACAGAGATACGAGCTAGGGGAGCACCGTGGCGGATGAGGGATTAGGCAACCTGCCGACAACGGCCAGGGATATCACCCCTGCGTTCGCCGGGGACAACCCCCTGGAAAAGGTCCCTCTGGCGCCGACGGCAAAAGGCGCCCCCGGTGTCGCGCTGAACGTCGAAGAGGGAAGTCTCTTCGCCTGGTCCGACTCGTATGCGGCATCCTGGTCCGGGGTTCCCGGACGTATTCTCCTGGACGAGAACGATTTCGAGTCCCAGTCCCTCGAAGAGATGCTGTCCCGGGACGGCAAAGCCCGAACGATCCAGCAGGTTCTGACCCTGCCGATCCGGTCCGCTCCCTGGAAGATCGTTCCCGCATCGGGGGACTCCGGGGAAGCTGAGTTCGTCCGCAAGGCCCTGACCACCCCGTCGAACCAGGGCGGGATGAAGACACCGATGCGGCTGATCATCGCCCAGGCCCTGTCCGCCCGTACCCACCGCAAGGCGTGCTTCGAGAAGGTGTTCACGGAGAAGGACGGCAAGATCGTCTACGAGCGGATCGCATTCCGCCCGGCCGAGACGACCGCCATCGCCCGTGACCCCAAGAACGGCGCGTTCCGGGGCTTCCGTCAGCGCCCGGTATCCGTCGGCGGTGCCGTATGGCCGGACATCTGGGTGGACATTCCGGCCCAGTACTCCTGGGTGCACCTGAACAACCAGCACGTCAACGCGGCACGCGGTCACTCCGACATGGAGCTGATCTACTGGCTGCACGACAAGAAGCAAAAGGTGCTGTTCCTCTGGGCATCCTTCCTGGAGGCGAACGCCACCGGCAGGTACATCGTGCAGGCCGAGGACGAGACGAGGGCCAAGCAGTACGCGCAGGCCCTGCGGTACGTCAAGAACGGCGGCGTGATGGGCACGTCCTCCGAGATCAAGGTCGACACCCTGGAGCTGGGTACCGGTGCGGCCGGTCTGTTCAAGGAGTTCATCGACTACCTGGACGCGCAGATGGCCGCCTCCGTGCTGGCCGGGTTCACCAACCTCCCTGACAGCCCTGGGGGTTCGTACGCCCTGTCGAAGGATCAGTCGGACTTCTTTCTCCAGTCGCTGACCGGCACCGCCAAGGAGCTGGCCGAGTCGATCACGAACTACGTGCTGGCCGACCTGGTCATGTACAACTTCGGCCCCAAGGGCGTGTGCCCCACGTTCGAGTTCGGGCCGCTGTCCGAGGGTGACCTGGAGACCGTCAAGGCGCTGCTGCTGGGCTTCGGTACGACTCCGACCGAGCTGCGGGTGCCGCAGGCGTTCATGTCCGAGCTGACGCGGATGATGGGCACCTACCTGGACATGCCGATGGAAGAGGTCGAAAAGGAGTTCTCCGCTCTGGAGGACCGTATCGACCAGCGCATGGAGCTGGAGCTGGAGACCAAGAAGACCGGTCTGGAGGCCCAGAAGCAGCTTGCGGCGCAGGGTGGCCCGCAGGCGGGTGCCGCTGTGGGTGCAGCCAACGTGCAGAAGAAGGCCGAGATGGCGAAGGCCGGGGCGAAGATCAACAAGGCCGCGTCGATGGTCCAGCAGAAGGCTGCGGCGGCAAAGGGCTCGGGGAAATAAAAAACCGAACCCCCGCTAGGAGCTGAAGCTGCGACTAGCGGGGGTTCGATCACCCAACCACCCAAAATGGATATTAGCGGGAGGGTGCATGTCCGAGCAAGCCCAGGAAAAGGCCCAAGAGGATTCATCGCAGAAAGATGCGGTGATCGCGGCGGTCGTGGCCATTTTAGTGGCGGGTCCGCCTCTCGTCACCGCGATACAGGCCATTTCCTTGATTACCAAAACCCCGAAAAAGCTCGCCCTCGGGCTACTCACCGCCATGAAATACAAGCCCGGTAAAAAGGCCCAGCCCAAGGGGGACGACCCCGTCTCCGCCGCACACCGGGCCAACCTGCGCTACCGGGCCCTCTACATTCGTGCCGCACTCCAGCGACTTGCCGACGCCGACGACCTCCAAGCCGCCCTCACCAGGGAAAAGGCCTTGTTCGCTGCCCACCAGCAGGCCTGCGCACGCCGGGTCGCCGCAGCGAAGGCGTCCAAGAAAATGGCCGTCATCGCGAACAACAAGATCATCGGCTGGGGCGGAATCCTGGACGACCGGACCACCCCGGACTGCCGCTGGCTTATCGGGCAGAATTTCCGCGCAGACAATCCCCCCGACGGACTGCACCCCGGAGGAAGACACCCCCGCTGCCGGTGCTACCCGACCCCCTCCTATGTCGGGAAAAGAGTTGTGTCCGCCCTGCCCGCGCACCTCTCCACGAATTCTTAACCCTGGGTGCTAGCCTCCCTTATTGACGGATAAACCGGTAGTTTGGTATCTGGCATGCCTGCCTGAAAACTCACGTGAGGGAGACCGTCCATGTCTACCGCTTTAAATGTTGTTTCCGCCTCCGCCGTCGGTATCGCGTCCATCGCGACGGCAGCCGCCGACGTCACGGGAAACACCTTCCAGAACGACGGCAACACCTGGCTCTACGTCGAAGGCGGCACGGCTGGCGGCACCCTGACCGTCAAGTCCAACGTGACCCTGCCGACCGGCGTCATCGTCCCGGACAAGGTCTACACGCTCGCCGCGACCACCTTCTACCTGCTGTGCCCCAGCGACTTCCCGTACTCCGTCACCGGAGACTCCGTGAAGGTCACCGCGTCCGTCGCCACGATCAAGCTCGCCGCCTTCCACTGAGCTGACCGGCACGGCGAAGGAAGCAACATGAGTGCTGAGACAGCGGCGTTAGCAGTCACGCCGCACCCCTTGGGCAAACCCGGAGGACCCGGCCTGTTCGGGGACCGCTCCCTGAACCTGCCGCCCTACGTGCAAAACATCGCGCACAGCCTGATGACCAAGCGCGGGATGGACCGCTCAAAGGCCATTCAGGTGGCCCTGGGCACCGTCAAGAACTGGGCCTCCGGCCAGGGTGACGTCCGTCCCGAGGTCCGGGCCGCCGCCACCGCAGCCGTAGCCGCCTGGGAAGCCGCCAAGGCGAAGGCCCACGCGACACCGAACAAGGGGAACAACGA